TTTGAGAATTGCTCGCACCTCATCCTGCCGGGATTCTCTTACGCTTACGATGAGAACGAGCAATTCATCCACCGGATCTGGCGCATCAACAGTCCAGAACCCGTGACCATTTACCCCATCCTTCTCGAAGGCTCGATCGATCAAAACCTCCACGAAATCTTCTCCGAGAAAGGCGACTCGTCGAATCTCGCCATCGACGGCAGGCTCTTCAAGGAACCCGATGCAGACCTCGACGCGGAATGGGTGCTGCGCGAAGCCCTGCGAATCTTCCGCAAGGACATCCCCAGCATCGAGGAGCAAAGCCTCATCGACCAATGGGAATCCACCCTCGCCCGACAACTCCGGCACGCCCACCTCCAATACTCGGAACACATCACCTCCCGAGGCCCCGATCCATCGGAAATGGCCGCCGCCGTCAGCCACATCAACACCCCCTCCCCCACCCAGTTCTCGGTCAATGTTTACCGAAAACACCTCAAGGCGGGCACCCTCAAGAAAGTCACCGCCAAAACCATCGTAGCCAGCACCAAGAAACTCAAAGCCATGAACCGACATAAAAAATGAACGACAAAGAATACGCCGAATTCGTAGATCCGCTCCTAGTGTCTCTTAAGGATTCCTTGCCTCCAGAGCTGAAACCAAAAACAAATTACACCGTCGCATCTATTGATCGCGATCACGAACAGAAGCTGATTGAGATCGGGTTCAAACCTGTGGATTTATCAAAAATACCAATCGCAGAGCACTATCGATTCGATCATTTAAGCGTAACAATCCCAAACCACATTGCCACATACTTGGCCAACTGCGAGTTTCCGCTAACTCAAGAAGAAATCAACATGCTCGAAGTCGAGATGGAAAAACACCACGGCGTTCAATCCCCCTGCTTTATCGACATGACTTCTCCACTCATCGAAACAGGGAAAAGCTACCAGTTCCTGCCAGAAGCCGAGCAGTTTCACAGCGGCTTTCTTTATATACACGCGGACTAAAACCATGAAAACACTAACTCCACAGCAACAAGAAGAAATCGAAAAGCTCACATATTACACGCCACCAGAGGATCAAGGCCAACCGCATTGCGCAGGGCAAGCAATATGGAGCCCCGATCCATCCAACCCAGGGCAATTCGCCATCTTGCGCCGCTGGGATTGGGACGACAATCGCGGGCAATTATCCAACACCCGTCACGAATACGAGGTTTATGAATGGGACGGCGAGGATGAAGACCCCATTTTTCAAAACCTCACACTCGGGAAGCCCGTGGCAGAATTTATTGTTCCAACAAACCGCTAGTCCTCAAACCCCGCAATCTCCGCAGCGCAGCGGGCATAGCCCGCGATGTCCACATAGGTGTCTCGAGTGGGCGTCTTGCAGGCGCGGGCGAGCTTGAGCAAAATCATCATGTGTGCGGCATCGAGCGGGCTGACCGCCGCGCTAGGATCTGAGCGGCTCTCCAAGTAGGCGTTCCAGAGCCGCGCGATGCGTTCATGGTTCGGCAGCGCGGCATCGTAGTCGCGCCGTCGCGCTCCGCTGGTGATCTCTTTTGCGGTATCAAGGATGCCCATCACAAGTCCTCGAACTCGCGCCAACGGATCTTGCGCTCCCGCCATCGGCGGTAGTCCTGGAGCCGCTGCGCGGCGGCCCCGTCGAGACGCCCGAGATTGTAGCTCGCAAACGCGATGCCCACCGAAAGGATTCCGCAGAGAACTTGGACTTCGATGCTCATTCTTTTACCGGCTCGGCTGTCAAAGCGAGTTGCGTCTGCGTGGACGCGGCGGCCTCTTCTTCGAGAACTCCGCCCACCAGCGCCATCACAATCTGCATGGCTTCGCAGTCGAAGAGGTGATTGTCGCGGCGGACTTGCTTCCAATAATAGGTGACGCGTCCCGTGATCGGGCTGCGCTTCATGTCTTTCGTCTCGGCGTTGAGTTGGTGGATGTAGTCCTTGGAGATGTTCGCATGGACATGCCAGCGCCCGCTGTCGCGCTGCACGGCGAGGCGGTCCTTGATGCGGTCGTTGCTCCAATAGACGAAGAGGGCTTTGTCATTGCCCTCGCTCTGGTAAATCGTCCCCAGATGCGGGTCGCGGCGCTGGACCTGTGAGTAGTCTTTGTAGACCTTCGGCGCGCCGATCGGAGAATGAATGTAGCCCTGGGAATTGTCGCGGCCCCACAATCCGCGCCATCCGTTTTTTACCATAATGCCGGAGACGGTGTTTGGCTTGTGCGCCATGTCCATCCCGACGCGGCGGGGCTCGACATGGTGCTCGGCGACGATCCGCTCGACTTCCTCGATGGTGTCCACCCGCCCTTCAAAGAGCAGCCAGCTTTGCTGGCCTCCTTCCATTTTCGGAGTGCCCCACGCGCGAATGACCATCCAGAAGTGCCCTTCCTGCACATCGATCGTCGCGATGGGAATGCGGTCCTGCGGGAGTTGTTCGTCGGAGTAGCTGGAGACGGTGATCGTCTCGTCATCGACCAGAAGCTCGTTGTCCCAAGGCTCGGCGAGCGTGGAGTTGATGAAGGCTTGGCGGCGCGAGGGATTGCTTTTTGTCATGAGCCACTTCGCGGCAAGGTTGCCCCATTGCGTCTCCTTAAGGGGGGCGTAGAGGGAATTAAGGTGGTAGCTGCGGCGGCCATGGAGCCCGTGGGAATTCTCGGGTCGCCATTCGCCTTGACGGAGCATGGCGGTCTTCTGGGCATCGAGGATTTTGCCTTCGCAGGCTTGGCAGCGGTAGAAGGTATTGCGCCGGACTTTTTCGAGATCCCAATCGCCGTCGGTCTTGCTCTCGCTCTCGTCTTCCTCCCACCAGCGGACTTGCCCCCAGAGGAGCTTGATCATGGTCTTGCAGTGCGGACAGGGGAGATAAAAGTATCGCTGGTCGCCCATCTTGAACTCGGTCCAAATCTGGCCGTGCTTCGTGGTGGGCGTGCTTGTTTTTACCCGTAGGGGATACGGGAAGGACTTCGTGCGCTCTTCGGCGTTCTGCAAAGCTCCGGCTTCGCGGTCGCTTTTCAGCTCGAATTTATCTGTTTCGTCCATAAGGACCAAGCCGCACGGGCGAGAACTAAGTTGGCTCGGGCTGTTTGACCCGCACCACACTAATGTTGACCTGGAAAAGAATTGCTCCAATCGCGTCCACAGATGGCGATCGGCTCCGGAAGGCTTCATTGCAGCTAAAGGAGCGCAATTTTCAATAAACGGAAACCATCGGTTTTGCGTGAAACTTTTGCAAAGATCGCGGTTCGGCATGACCCACAGGGCGTTCATTGGATCGACAGCAATCCGGTAGCCTGCCCCGCCCATGACAGTCATCGTCTTGCCTGTTTGTGTGCCAAAACAAAGAACCAAGTCCGTCACGCGCTTGTCGCGGAAACAGTCCAACGGCTCACGCATGTAGGGCCTTGTTCGCGTAGAAAACCTTCCCGGCTCACTTTGGCTCTCGCGCTCGGTAAGCGTGACATTTTCCTCGAGCCACTCCCATACCGTCATTTCCGGAGGGCGACTTAGTGCCGCAGCCATAGCCGACGCCAGAGCATCGACCACTTCTTTGTTAGGCGAAAACCGCGGCATACGATGCTTGGCCCTCCGCGATCGCCGATTCGATCTCCTCCGAGAAAACCTCCTCGGCCAGCGTATCGTCGCTCGGATTCGCCTTCATCGCGGCCCGCTTCGGCGCGGACCTCAATCTTGCCAACAACGGCACCCAAGCCCGGTTGATCAAACCTTTCGCAGCATCCAGCGGAATCAAGAGCTTCCGCGCCTGCTGGTAGTCCAACACACGCTTCTCCGCATCCATGCGATTCGCAAGCGCCTTGTTGTAGGCATTGATCGCCGTAACCAACTTCTCCGGGTTAGACTGCGCAGCCTCCACAACCTCCGCCGCCATTCTCTCGACCTCAATCGCTTGCTTCAAAGACCTTTCAATTGTTTTCACATTCACCCGAGTCTTAGCGTAAGACTTGCGAGGCCCCGCACCCCAGTTGGTTGGTTGTTCCGCGACCCCTGCACCACCGCCCACCCCTGCAACATCCCTTTCCGAGAAGGTTTCGGCAGCGCCAGCGCCGCGGCTTCGATATCCGACGCCCAGCTTGGCATTCGCCGATCTCCATTCCGAGGCCGCCTCGACGCAATCCACTGGACATCCCTTCTTCGCCAGCTTGTAGACATAGGCCCGCGATGTCCCCCAGGACTTTGCGATCTCGCCAACCAGCGATTTGGATTCTTGAACCTGTTCCATAAAGTTGCGTCACCAGTCACTCTGTAACTTGTCAACCTGTAACCAAGGCATCAGATAACTTGGCACCCTTTCTGGGGAAACCTTCGAGTTCCAGCGCAAAAAAGATTCCTTTACCACGGTGGTGGTTGAAAAGGCATAGGTCAAGGCGTAGGTCTTGGCAGACCTATGCCCAATGTAAACAGCCAATCTTGATGACCTAACACAACGAACGACAGGTAGGCATAGGTAGGCATAGCTTTTTTCCAGTGACTAAAAAATATCTTTATTTCTCGATTTCTTTGATTTTTTTTATATGCAAAAAAACCTATGCCTACCTATGCCCACCTATTCCTTTCAATATAAACAAATGAAACCCAAAGACATTTTCGGGCATAGGTTGCTACAGACCTATGCCCTACCTATGCCCTATATTCTTTGACCTCTGATCGGTAGCAGGTTGCAAAAGGTCCGAAAAAAAGAAAAGGGTGACAGGGAATCCTGTCACCCTTCTTGAAACTTGCTGGAGTTACGCTGCGGTTTTGACTGCCCCAGATACTTCGCGAGCAACAACACCGCGAATGACCTCCCACTCGATATAATACTTGCGATGCCTCCCATCGCCATATTGCCCAAGCAATATAATCTCCTCAAATCCCTCTGGAGTTGTTCTGCGATATTTTCTCGGCGGGCGACTTCTATCATTATTTTTCCCACAATACCCTCCACTCACTGGTGTTGCATATCGCTTCAAGGTAAGCCCAAATTTACTTTTTGATGCCGCGTTGAGTTTATATCCCTCATTTGTGTCCTTGCCATCGAGCATCCAATCAAAAAGCCCCTCCTCGTTGCAAAAATCCACAATTGTCTGGAAATCAAATTCTCCGCGACTTTCACCAAGCGCCATTTCACGCATCCGATCAATTAGCTTCCGGATATTCCTATCTTCAGAGTCGCCAGCCGAATCTAACTGAACCCTCTCCAAAGGATTGCCAAACCCCGCATGGCCCACGATCCCGCCGATAATCTCCCCCCAACGCTCGAAGCCCAGCCTCGGTTTATACCCAAAGCTCGAAGCAGTCGGCCTCCCCGCATCATGCCAAGAGCGCACCAAACCCCAGAACGCCGACAAGATGTTGCGTCGATTTTCCCTATCCATCAACCACACCTCATCGATCAAATTCTCGACTTGACGCTCCTGCACATCTCCCTGCTCCACATACAAATCACAAATCAAACACCGGTGCGACATGTCAGGACTTACGATACAGTCGTTCCCAGTGATATACAGATTCATGCGGTTCTCCGCCGTAAACATCTGAGTCTTCCCCAGCACGCGACCGGTCCACTGCGGAGCCGTCATCAAACCCTCCAATGTCTGGCTCCCAAGAAATCCGCGCACATTGTCAAAGCAAATATACATGGATCCAGCAAGCATTTCCGAATCTAGCACCTTATTCAAATCCTCCTCGTTTTTCTTCCATGGCTGCGCCTTGAACACCCCGCACACCGACATGATCGCCAGCTTCGCCAGCAGCGTCTTGCCAGACCTCTGGCTGTTCGCGTTGTAGATAAAACCCAT